TATCTTAACCGTAGCAAGCTGTTCTTCGGTGAACTCAAGCAGAATCTGATCTATCTCTTGCGTGCTGATTTTATTCGCTTTGGCATTAGCGCCAAGATAAACGCCAGGAGCTTCATTGAAGCCGCTACCAAGGTAGGCGATGTTTTCAAGGTATACGCAGCAAGCATGAGTGCCGACAACACCCTTTTCAATCTGAGCGCCCTCAATGCGCTGGAATGGGAACAAGTCGCCGCCTACGTTATCATAGACTTCGATGGTATTCCGATTCAGCGCATAAATCTCATTGCGTAGCTTGAGCAATGCAACAACAGGGTCAGGGTCAATTTCGGACGAACCATACTTCAGGGGATTAACCTGTGTCGGGTCGCTTAGTTCCGTAACGACAAGAAACTCTCCGTCGGTGGTCATGAAGTAGCCATCTACCCAAACGACATCTAGAACAATACCAAGATCAGGATCGGTGACTTGCACAAGGCCACCAGTAGGCGAGTAATACCAGAGCTTATCATTCGAAGCGATGGCCAAGAGGTCAAAGCTATAATCTAGAGTAACCAGCTTTCCGTTGTTCTGAACATCGCCTATAACCGTTATAGCGCCAGTGCTGGATACTGTGACAAGCTTGGAACCCATCACACGATAACAGATGCCGTTCCAGTTAATGCCGCCACGATCGATGCCAGGGCCAGTGCCGTTGGCCACCAAGCCATCAGCGGGACGCAGGAAGCCTTCGCTAATACCATTACTCTTTGGCACTGGAATCATATTGACAGGATAGGACGTGCGAAAGTCCGGCCCATTGTCCGTGTAGATTCCATTGACTATCGGAATTTGAACCATGTTTTATCCGACAAAGTTAGAGGAGGATGTAGCCGCCATCCTCAAGTAATAGAAAGTCGCCATTTTGCTGAAGCAAAGCGCCCAACACTGGGCCTCCGCCTGTATTGAAATAGCGAAGGCGTGAGCGCAGGCGCGTCAGCAGGAACATTAGAAGCCTTCGCCTGGAATGATGTGGAGCGAACCACCGCCAGCAGGAGCGATGTACGCGATCGTATCATAGTCACGGAACTTGGAGATGGTGACCTGACCGTTTGGCGGAACAAGATAGTCAGCAGTTGTTGCTTCAACGCCAGAAGGCCCAACGCGCACAAAGCACTCAACCGAATTGCGGCTAGTGATGCAAAGTGTTTGGGTATTAACAGGTATAGATGAACTTCCCGTTGCAACGCCAGGTGCTACTGCAAAGCCACGACCATAGGCGGGTGCGAATGTTTCAATATCAGCCATAATAAACTCCTTTAGTTTCCTTAGCGTAAATTGCGCTATCTGTCACCACTTAGTCTCGTCAGCCCAAAAGGCAGCAGACATCTTACCTTTAGCAATGTTCTTTGCGTGCCTAGCCTTGAAGGATGCGCGCTTTTTCTTCATCGCCTCAGACTCACCCTGCTTTGGCGATCCAGCGGTCTTAGCGCCTTGCTCTCCAAATCGAATGGTCTTTATCTTGTCGCCTACCTTAGCGACAACAATGTGGGACTTCTTCGGATGGTTAGGCGTGCGCTTAGGTTTGTTATAACCCGAAACGCCAGCCCTTTCCAATCGAGAGTCCTTAGGCATTAGCCAACTTTCCACACAATGCCGTCGCTGTAAACAGGAACGAAGTTAGAGCCTCCGCCTGCAACGGTTGCAGCAAATGTCGTTGTGCTTCCGTCAGTGATGAAAGCCCGTGCACCAGTGTTACCAACAGCATTTGGAAGCTGGGCAAAGGTAGAAGGCGTTGTCTGAACCGTAGCTGCAACAACATTACTGAAGTTGGCTTGCATATAGGTAATCATCGTTGTCACAGAACAACGGCGTGCATCACCTTGGCTGGTTACATAAAGCGGGAACTGATCTCCACCTGATACCTGAGTAACGGTAGGAAGCTGGTTAATTGTAGGCATGATTTAACTCCATTCAATGGGGCCATCAGGCCCAGCGTCAACAGGATCGATAGGTCTAGGGACGAAGGGATTATCCCAACGCCAAGGTTTATTGCCCTGACCTGTCGGCATTGTTTCAGGTAGCTGCTGCTCAAGCGGGAATGCAGCTCTTTGCAGCAGTGTGTTGTATGCAGCCTTAGCAGTTACCTTGGTGTCAGGTGACACGGCTTTACCATATCCAGGCGCAATACGAATGGCGAGATTAGTGATGATGGCTTCCCATGCGCTGTCAGGCGTAAAGGTAGGCTCATCTAGATCGCTGTCCTGTGGGCTGCTAGGCAGTGAATAGCCCAAGCGCAGTCCTTTAGCGTTCCACTCAGCAAGCATAGCATCAAGGCGGTTAAGCGCACTCTGTAGCTGCTCTGGCTGTAGATCGAACACATATTCCGCCATGCCTATTTCTTCAAAGGCAGCGGATATGAACTGTCGCTTGCTATAACCCATTTATTCCTCCAGCGCAGTTGCAATGCGTTCAGCTAGCTTCTTATCAGAAGTGCGAGCATTAAACGATACATTTAGTTCTTTTGCTTTGTCCTCAAGCTCATCGCGGGTTGCGTCTGATACTTCGTCAACCGCATCTTCAAAGGATTCCGCAGATTCAATAATCTCTTTAGCTACCTTGCCGCCTTTGGCTTCTTCGTATGATGCGAACCAACCCTTCGCAATCAATGCGTCAAATGCCTCTTTGTCCGCAGCGGGACGGGTAGCATATGTGCCGCCACGAGGCTTCTTGAATGGGCCTGGTGTACGATATAGAATTGCTGGAAAGTCGGTCATTTCTTTTTCATCTTCTTGCTCATGCCTGCTTCAGACAGAGCGATGGCAATAGCTTGCTTTGGGTTCTTAGCCATAGGAGCTTTCTTTGGCCCTTTTGGATTAACGCCAGCGTGCAGCTTACCAGCCTTGTATTCACCCATAACTTTGGCGATCTTCTTGGCGGCTTTGGTAGGTTTCTTTGCCATCTTTATTTCCCTTTACGAAAAGTAGGGGGAAGCCGAAGCCTCCCCCATCTCTATTATGATTGGTTGAAAAGAAGAATACCAGCCATTTCTGGGTTCGTCATTACAACACCATACAGTGTGTCCAGCGTGTAAAGCGTCTGGAAGGTCAGTGGATCGAACTTCTTGGTCATGACCAATTCGATACCCTGATCCGTAGCAGCACGCAGTACGTCAACGCCAGCGCCATCTGGAACAGCATAACGACCAGGCAACAGCTCGATCGAATCCTTACGCCAGAATGGGTTGATGCTCGAAGCAGCAACGTTCAGGAAGTTGACGTCAGCAGTTGCCGAAGTAGCTACTACATCAACGTTCTGATACTGAAGTTCAGCATCCGTTGGCGAGGAGTTCGCACCGATGATTGGTGGGCTGATAACCATCGTAGTACCGTTGACAACTTCAATAACGCGGAACGTCTTGAGTTCGCCAGTCGAACGCTTCGTGATGTGGTGAACAGCTTCGATACCATCGATCGTGAACGCATCGCCAGCAACAACGCCAGTTGTCGAGGAGACAGTGACGGTCTGATAGCGGTTATCTACGTTCAAGATGCCGCCAGTGCTGCTTGTGGTCGCCTGAGGAACATAACGAACCTGAGCGCCATTGGTAGCAATGGTAACAGTCGCAGCGTTAGCAGCGCAACGGTTTGCATAGTCAAGCTTGTAGGTCTGGAAGCTTGCGACTTCACCGACGAACGAACGCTCATATGCATTAGCCGACTTGTTGCCAGTGAACGAGCGAGTCGCTACTGCCAAGTTGCCTGCCATGCCGTTGTAATCGCGGCTCGACAATGCGAGGTAGCGATCGCCAGCCATAACGCCCTGTTCGTTCATGATGCTGTCGCAGAGAGCAACGTCATCATAATCGCCAGCAGGAGTTGCAACTGGAACAACAAGCGTACCCTGAGCAGCAGCCAAATCCATAACGGAAAGGTTGATGTCAGATGCAAGCTTTTGCTTTGCGGAATCGCCAAGACGACCTTCCTGCAACGCGTCACGCAGTTCCAGTGCGTTCATCTGCCAAGCAGAGCACTTGTTGAAACCGAGAGTCGATGGAACAGAAAGCTGAGTCATCGTCGAAACGTCAGACGCAATCGAAGTACCTACAACGCGGTCGAACGACTGAGCGATGTAAGGTTGTGGACGCCAGATGGTGTCGCGTGCGCGCTCCATCGTTACGCCGTTGGTGTTGTATACGTTGATGTTCTTTGACAGGATCAAAGCATCGTTGAAGCCTTCAAGGATGTCCTCAAAAGCAACAATTTCTTCTTTCGAAAAAGCGTTAGCCATATTTAATTCCTTTAACTAAGTTTATTTCTTACGACGCTTATATTCCATGACCTTTGACAAGTCTCCGGTCTTCAGAGCTTCGGCGCGTAAGCGTTCAAGTGTTGAGTCGATAGCACCAGATAAACGGCCACCACCGGAATTGATGGTGCGCTCTGGTGAGGTTGCTGCCTTACGGTTTGTTACTTTCAACTGAGTCTCCAGTTTAGCTACCGCAAAGGCAAACTTTACGGGGTCATTAATTGAGGCAAGTTCTTTTGCACGCTTTGCGTTTCTGCCGATTGCATAAATTAACAATGCGGGATTGTCAGAGCCTTGCAGAACGATTCCTTGCTGCGTTACGTCAAACGTATCTAAAGCCGTAGCTTCAGCTTCGTCATAGTCCCGCACCTTTAACGAGGCCTTCGCCTTCGCATAGGAATCAAGCTTGTCCTGCCATGCCTTAGCTTCAGCATCTCGCTGGGCTGCAACACTGGCTTCGGCTGCATCGTATTCGCGTTTATGCTCATACCAGTCAGCAAGCTTTTGTTCGTACTCGTCGGAATCATAGTCGCAACTTTCAAGCGTTGGCTTACTTACTAATGCAACTGGCTTGGTCTCAGTTGCTGTCGTATTTAGCTTTGCTTCCAGTTCGCGTATCTTCCGTTCTTTTTCCCGATTGGATTTACGCAATTCACGCACCCACGCAGGCGCACGAACTTCTTCCTCTTGAGGTGGCGATTCCTCACCTATGGATATTACAACTTCGTCTTCGTCGCCTTCTTCGTCATCATCTTGAGCATCTTCGATGGCAAAGTTCTCATCGTCAAATTGCTCGTCTTCTGTGGTGTCGATATCAATCGCGTCTAGTACGTCGTCATTCTCCATTGCTGCCGTTTTCATATACTACCCCATCAACTCACCCAAATTGCGCGGTGGGTGGAACCGCATTCGTCTGGGGTCGCAGTGCTTCCCCAATCTTTTCAGCAGTCTCAATTGCCGACTTGCGCTGGTCAATGTCGATGTTTGAGATGGTCTCTGCTGTCTTGGCCTTCGTTTCTTCCGAACGTGCCAATGTATATTCAGTGTTAGCTTGTGCTTGGATAGCTTGAGCCTGTGACTTAGCGGCTTCAGCAAGCAAGTAAGTGGTCTGTGCATCTTGCTGCACATTAGCTTGCGCTTCCATCATCTGCTGCTGTTCTTCTTCAGTAGGCTGCAATACGCCTAGCTGGACAAGCTGCTTACGGAAGTATTCACGAACATCGTCAATGCCTTCGCCGTCCATGTTCATGATAGCCATAGCCTGCAAGACTTGCTGTGTTTGCGGGTCAGTTGTTACCTGCATCATGCCAGTAAGCGCACGGACAGTCGCATCGCGTCGGCTGCTGAACGATGGGCCTACGTCTACAGCAACGTCAAAGGTCGCATTACTTAGGTCGTTCTCGTAAACAAGTTCACCAGTTTCTTCTTCAATGATTGGCTTCATCAATTCAACAGAGGCAATTTCCTCCATAGAGCCGATCGTCTTCATCTTACGTTTTTCTTCTACGTAAATGTCCTTAGCCATTGACAGCCATATCTCGCCACAGCGACGCACAGCCTTGGCCATGTTGGTCATGTAGATGAACGACTGCATATCAAGGCGCGTCTGGATTAGCTCAACAGCCTTGCCGCTGATGTTGCTAGTCATCTTTTCAGCTTGCTGATTGTTGCCAAGAATCTCAGCCATGTCCTGCTCAGTCAGAGCAAGCAGCGCAGCCATCGCTGGCGGAATCTGTGGCGACTTGGTGTAAGCAACAGGCCCAGCAGCTTGTGTCTCGCCATTGGGGCCAGTGATAGGATTGACCAGGAGGTAAGGATAGTTGCGTAGGTTATCTTCCGCCCACATCACTTGATGACCTGAAACTTGCTCAGGCAACAGGATTGGCTTTTCAACGGATGAAAGTGCGCTGATCTCGCCAAGCTTCGATAGCTGCATATTCTTTAGACGTTGCGGGTCTTTCGCTAGGCGCACTTGGCCCATGCAACGCTCTACGTTATCAACAAACCAACGCTTGCCGTAGACAGGAACGATCGGGATGTTCTTGCCAGCAATGTAGCCAGCATCCTCAAGGACGCCGCCACCGCTCATGATATACTTGTGAACCTTGCGGCGCTTAGTGCGCTTCTGGCGTACCTCTATAGTGCCGACAGCTGCCAAAGTTTCTTCAAGCGTTTCGTCAGCGTCAAAGTCAGCTTGCGTGTAGCGTTCTTCTTCGCCTGCTATCGTGGTGAAGATGCGAACAGTCTCGCGCACTTCTTCAACGCGGTAGTATTCAGCAACATACACAACGTCAGGCGTGCACCAATCAAACTCTGTCTGCTGAATGTCTTTAGGCCATGTGGTTGGATCGTCGTTAAACTCATCGCGGTAAGCTTGGAAGCTCATGCTGTAGATAACAAAGCAATATCTAGCGTCGGCTTTGTCCTGGCGCTTGGCGTCTAGGTCGAAGAAGACACTGCTATCAGCGTCAAATATAGGTTCAATGCGGATGCGCTGGCGATCGTTCTCATCGTCTTCGTCATCTTCATACACAGTGCGTAAGCGCCATGCACCATAGCCACCGCCTACTGCTTCCTCAAAAGCGTTGTCGTAAGCTTCTTCCGCACCGCTGTCACGTTCATCCGCACGATAGAGACCGTTACAGGTTGCTGATAGCTTGTCGTTCTCAGTCCCGTCTTTGGATACGAAGTCAACGCCAATGCGGTTATTGCGATATTCATTGATGATACGAATGACGCTTAGAGCAATCTTGTTTACTTCAAAGCGCGGCTTGTTCTCGAACTGCTCACCAAGTGGGCCTTCCCATTGTGCGCCAGCGAGAGAGTAGAAGCGTCTGTCCTGCAAACACTGCAAGCGTTCGTCACGCATAGTTGTCTGGCAGCGATCGAATTCTGCCAGCGCATTAGCGTGTACGTTTGCAAAACGCTGGTCTCTAGTTAATCGAGCCATTCATTACCACCTATTCAATGTCGGCATGGGCATTACTTCAACGGACGCCTTTGGTGTTGCCCGACGCAAAGCTTCGCACGCATATCTCAATGCGTCAATAACATGATTATCCTTATCTTCCAAGACAGGAATAATATTACCTGTCAAGGGGTCTGTTTTATAGCTGTAAAGAGATAGCTCGTCGATCGTATGCTGACAGCGCGGATGCACTACAATGTCGTAGTTCTTCAGCCACTCAATGCCTTCCTCTACAGATTTAGGGCCTTTGACGGCTGGCATAATCTTTGGAAAGCCATTCTTCTTCATGTGGCTGATTGTTTCGGGTCGAGCGTTATCGGCAACGATAGGCCACTTTTCTGATTCCGGTATCGTCAGAAACAGGTCTGGCGTGTTTACGATCTCGCAGCCTACCATGTAAGCTTCGTAATCAACGTAAAGCTTTCGGCCTATCAGGTGGCAACGAACCAAGACTGTAGGGTCTGTAGCAAATCCCCAGTCAGCGCCGAAGCGATGCGTTGCGTCTTCAGGCGCATCAAACTCCTCAACAGTCCAGTTGCGGAATACACGTGCTTCGCTGTTGCCTAGATATGAGCCCAGCCAAACGTGCTTGTATTTATCAGGGTCGCGCTCCCTATCGTATTCCATTTCGTCCTTGAGAACGTCAGGGAACCAAGGGTTGTCGCGGAAGTTTACTTCTTTTACGATTGCGCTTGGTGGAAGATTAGGCCCACGAAGCAGTGCGTCGATCGGATCAGTGCTGTTGCGCGGGTTCCATGTGAACCATAGCTCACTGCTTGGCTTACGGATTGTAGGACGCAATAGGTCAAGCGATCGCTGTGATAAGCTCTGCGCTTCTTCTACCCAAGCACAGTCATAGCCTTCGAGCGACTTAATGGAATCGCTTGTGTGGTTCTGCATCCCCTGGAAGATTATTAGGCCATCACCATGCACAGATTTAATCTGCGTCTCTTGCACTTCAAAGTAGGACTGCACGCCCATCTGCTGAATCTTTAGCTCCAGTAGGCGCTTGACTGATTGGCTTAGGGACTTCTGTATTTCACGCACGCAGACAGAACGGCGCGTCTGATCTATAACGTGCGCTTCAATCATGGCCTCAGCGAAAGCGTGCGACTTTCCCGATCCACGACCACCATGTGCGCCCTTATAGCGACTTGGCTTTAGGAATGGCTTGAACCATCGCGGGGTTTTAATCTTCAGCGTTGTCATCAATCACTTCGCGCTGGATGTGTGTAACCAGATTGCCCGTGAGATTCAGCTTGGACGGAGCGTCAAGGCCAATCATTGCATTGATAGCTTTTACAGCGTTTACTTTGTCGCTTGGCTTTGCGTCAGAGTCCAATCCTTTGGCTATCGTGGACAGCACATCAAGGCTGTCTGCCATCGTCCACATGACACGTTCAGCAACTGCTGCCTTTAATTCAGCAACCCTTGTTGAAACATTGCTATCTGCCATTAGCCTGCAAGCGTTTGCTTGGCTTGTCTCTGGTTTAGTAGTCGGCTTAACATTAAAGGCTGTTCTGTAAGCCTCTGCTTGGCTTTTGCCTGATGCAACTTCTTGAGCGAATCGCTCTTGTTTAGGTGTTAACGCCATCTGTCTCAGCTTCCATAAAAGGTCTGGTATTTGTTCAATACACCAGCAATCATGAAATGAAAAGGTCTCCCTGCTTTTGTGCATCTTCAATGCGCTTACAGGCTATGTCGAAATACTTAGGTTCGCGTTCTATGCCGATAAACTTCTTTCCCATCTGAACGGCTGCAGCGCCTGTTGTTCCGCTGCCCATGAAGGGGTCTAGGATTGTGCTGGATGGCTCTGGCAGATGCCCTATCGCCCACTTCATAACGCCTATGGGCTTTTGCGTAGGATGGTCGCCACGTGTTTCCCCGTTTGCCCTCATGCAACCGTTCCAAAGAAAATTTATGCGACGCACGGCCTTGCGTAAGTTAGTCCATGCTAGTTCGCAGTCTGCAAAATCTGTGTCCCCGTTTAACTTATCCCAAACAAGCCAGCACGAGGTTGCTGGAAGCGCATAGTAATTTCCGCCAAAGATTATGTTCCAGCGGCCCGCAGCGCGAACCATATCCATCAGTTCCGCAGGGATTGGCTCTTTGTCCCAATCATCGTCGCCGTAGTCTTTGACGTAACATTGTGGGTCTTTCATGCCCTTGGTCAGTGCCTTTAACCCGCTAGTGCGCGTCTTCGCCTTTGCTGCACTTTCCCCAATCCCATACGGCGGGTCAGTCACAACAGCATCAACCTTACCAAGCGTCGGCAGAATGTCGCGGCAGTCTCCTGAATACAGTGTTGCGTTGCCAATGATGACAGGATCAACCATTGCTTATGCATCATCCTTCTTGAAGAAGTGACGAAGGCACTCAGCTTCCTTGTCAGATTGAAAGCTAGCGATTGCCCAATCCTTCATCTTTTCTGTGCTGTATGCAGTCTGCTCATACGCTTCCGTGATGTATATATCGATCATGGGCAGAACGTATACCATCTCATTCTCAACTAGAATGTCCTTCAGTTTTCCACGAATATAAGTTGGCGGTCTGTTATTCTGTCGCGCAGTCATAACGGCAGTTGCTGCGGCTCCAAGCATCTCACAAATCTGGACGTCTATTTCATCGATTTCTGCGGCTTGAACTGGCGTTGATATAGCTAACGCCATGAATGCAAATAATGATAGTTTTTTAATCATTGGTTTCCTCCTTCGCTTGGTCATAGCCTGCTAGCCAATCTTTATGCGCTGTCGCTCTGAAGGCACTATTAATCTGCCCACCATTTATAGCAGATTGCCTGCCAGCTTCAAATTGATGCCTGTCAACTACTACACTGATTTCGTTGCTTTCCACATCAATAAGCTTTGACAGATAGTGCTGGCACTTCTTCAGGTCTTCGATACCGTTCTTATCTTTATATCGTGCTAGATACTTTATACAATTCCCATGTAAGAATCCAGCAAACGCTTCTCTAGACATCCATGCTCCCATTGCCTGCCAGGGCTGTACTGCCTTCGATGCGTAATGGTCTCCGCCTATTTGGTGGTCATTAAGGTGCGTCATCGTCATTCTCTCCTTCGAATGGATCATATCCCTTTAGCATTGCATCGACTGCCACCATTATAGGCCCAGTGATGTTTACCTTGCCAGATTCCATCTTGCGGATGGTGGTCGCGCCACTTGTCTGTGATAGGCGAAGTGCATCAGCCATGTCCGTTAGGCTGTAACCTAGATATATCCTGGCTAGCTTAAGCTTCGATGGGGTCATTATACTCACCCTTAAGTTTAGCAGCACTCAAAGCATGGCAGATGGTGCTGTGATCGCGGTGCATAATCCTACCTATCTCTGTTGTGGAATAACCTCTACGCCTTAGCATGACAACGCACTTACGCCTTACTGCTACCAGTGCCTTCAGTTTGCTTTTGCCTAGAACGTCTTCGGCTGTGTAATCATACGCATTAGCGATGGCTTCAATATCTATCATGTTAGCCTGCCTTGGCGTCATGCCACGACTATCAACAAGCACTATTACTTCTTCCGCTTCCACATATTCATCATCAAACATTATCTGCTTCCTTGATGAAAATCCCGTCAACCATCTTACCCTTGCGATCCCTAATTTGCTGCCACGCTGCATCTATGCAATCCTCAATCATCATTCCGTTCTGTGCCGCCATGATAGTTAGAACGACAACCATGTCTCCGATGGCATCCGCAAACTCTATGTCGTTCTTTTTAGCGATAGAGTTAGCCAGCTCTCCAGCTTCCTCAATAAGCTTTACGAATTGACTTTTAATATCGCTCCCTTCGATCAGGTTGCGGTCTTTTGCCCATTGGCGAATTAAATCTGCGTAAATCATTGTATTTTAATCCTCAAAATTAATTGTTGAGCCACCCCATTGGTCTGCCATCGCTGCGGCAATTCCTTTAAACGTAGTGCTACGTAGTTTCCATCTGTCAGCCGATGGCGGTAAGTAGTGCAAGCGTTGCCGTTCGTTATCTGGCAATGCTTTTGTTTCTGCCTTTAGATCAGTAGTTGGTCGAAGCGGCATCAGCCCTTTAAGCCATAGGCAAGTAGCTTTTTGCTCCATATGTCCAAACTGATACGGCTGAATGGTTTGCGTTTGCTGCATTCCACCGATGCGCTCTTTGGCATATTTGTGCATTACTGGATTCTCTATGGCTATGCGTTCGATTGGAGCATCCCAAAGAGCCTTGAAGAAGGCTGCACCTTCATCTAGTTTTGCCCAGCGCGTTGGGTCTTTATGAAGCCAATGCACTCCAGCATTTGTCATATAGGTGCAAGGCGGATGGGCTATCATTAAATCCCAATCACCCCTATGCGCTAACGCAAGTGCGTCCCCTTCAAAGTGATATGCAGGGTCTCCATCTGTCGGAAGTAAATCACACGACCAAGCATCATGGCCCAGAGCGCGGAAAGCGTCCCTGACTGTTGCGCTATATTCACAGGCGACCAGCACTTTAAGAATTGTCGATGTCATGCCTCCACCATATCGTTAAGCCAAACCAGCTCCTCTAAAGTTTCCAGTGGCTGCTCATCGAAGTGAACCATTTCCTGGCGCAGTTCGATGTGCTGATGCTCATGTATGTCTGGGCCATTTCCACGAAAGTTTTGTCCAAAGCGTGACTGCGCCCATGCGCGTTGCTGGCGGTCGCGCTCTGCGTTAAAGGCTTTGAGCGCGTCGATGGCGGCTTGTGCTAATTCTGTAAGGCTTTGGCTCATAATCAGTCTCCTTGTTGGCGGGATAATTCCCTTGCTGATGCCTCCTTATAAAAAGTGGCATTTATTCTGTAAAGCACTTTTTTCAATCAATTACGATTTTTGTCGTTTTGCGTGTGCGATGGCAGCGATTGCCCAGGCTTCGGGTGCGCCTTTGTATCGTCCCTTAGCCCAGTTCTTTCGTATATCATCCATTGATATCTTTCCTGATTGATAGCGAATCAGATCGCACATCAAGTTGGTAGCAGCGCTCACCTGACTGTGAATTCCCCGTCAACCCTTCGAAGGTAGCCGCGTTCTTCAGCAATACGCAACCAACGCTCTGGCTTGGCACTTAGCTCAACAGGCTCACCGCAGCGAAGCGACATAATAAATTCTTCGAACCTTGCCTCTGTGTTATTCAAACAGATGCGAAGCGCCTTGTCCTTTTTCGTCGTTCGTGGCGTGTAGCCTTCCAATATCTCTAAGCACTGGCGAGGTGTTGGGAACCAATCCAGCTCCTTACAGACGCGCTCAGTCATGTAGCTTAGGGCTTCCTTCGTGTAGCCTCCAAGAATCCGCGCATAGACTGCTGTCCGCATCTGTCCTCTTTGCTCGTCGGTGTTCTTGCTTGGCAGGGTCGCTTCAATGAATTGCAGTTGCTTGGCAAGCTCGTGTGTTTCTACTGGCACGTTCTCGATCGGCATCGCTAGGGCAAGCGACCTTAGCTCATCGCACTCTGATACTGTAAGCTCAGAACGGTTCATTAGGTCGTCCATCCGCGACATATCGAAGTGCTGCGGCAAAGCCGTTTTCGTTTCTAGGGTTACCAGTTGTCCGATTTGTTGTGCCATTTTTCTGCTCCTTAATTTCGTAAAGGTCTGTCCAGCTATTCATTGTGCTGCGATCTAGAACCTCTGTTATGTTTTGGCCTTTAGCTCTTAATGTGTCCAGCTTGCTGATAGCTTGATTGTAAGCTCTGTCTGTTAATGGCTTCTTGCGAATCATTCGCATCTCTACCCAACCATTCCAAGCATCAATCGGAATCCAATCTGGAAGCTCCGCTCTTATATACTTGGTGGTTAATTGATGTATCTTTGGTGTATTGGGTGACACTGTGTCAGGGGTGGGGTGACTCTCTGTCAGGGGTGGGGTGACACTGGGACAGGGGTGACACTGTGTCAGGGGTATCGAAATCCAATAACGATTCCCTTTGCCAAGCACTTCATCGCGCCTAACAAAGCCCATAGATTCTAAGTCACGAATGATACGCTGAACCGATCTGCCAGCCATACTGGTCTTAATGGCTAATCGTTCAATGGAAGGCCAGCATAGCCCTTCATCGTTTGCCCAATCTGCTAAAGACAGAAGGACAAGCTTTTGTGTGGATGATAGGTCTTCCCTATCCCATACTGCTGTCATTAATTTGATACTCATGACGCAATATCTTGCGTGATGGTTCTGTGGCGTGTATTACTCATTACAGCGATGCCTCCTTCTGCTAGGCGTTGTTAGAGCGGGTTGAGTGCCTGTCCTCTCTTGGGCACTCCCCGCTCGCTCTCCTATAATCGAAAACGCGGCCTTGTAAAAGAGAATTTTTGCAAGTGATTGACCTGACATATGCTATCAGCGTATCTTGCGCGGATTGGTACTCCTTACCGAAACGAACTGGGCAGTGTTTGGATTGGGCTTTCTCGGTCGCACTGCCCATTTTTTTATTTGGCGACAGTTTTGCATCGCCTTGATCGTATTAAAGGAATTCCTTCTTCTTTTCTTATTTGCCCGCACCTTGCTTGCGTGACAGGAAACATTTCCGAAACCTCAGTTGCACTTTTTCCCATTTTCAAAAGCTCAATAATCTTGTTGCGATCATCCAAAGATAAGACGGATTTTGGATTTTTTGTGCCAGACCACGATCCCTTTGGAGGCCCGTGAAACCTGCCACGCTCTTTGGCATCTTGCATATTTTCTGCATGTGTACCGATCCTCAGATGATGAGGATTAATACAGCATTTATTATCGCATGAATGCAGCACACACAAACCATCTGGTACTGGTTTACCTGTTAAAGCAACCATCATAGCCCGATGAGCATATGTTTCTACGCCATTAATGTGAAGTCTGCCGTAACCAGCCCTAGTGCGCTTACTAGACCATTCGCGGCAATCATTTATCAATTTCGTTCTGTTTAATAATTCGGTTATAGTGGGGTGTTCACGTTTCATACAAATCATAATCCTCAAACAATGCTTTGAAGATTGCCTTCCTCAATGGCCAATCGCGGCTAATAGCCATTCGGCTTTGAGGCTTAACATCTTCGCATATCATCCGATTATGCTTATCCTTATATTGAAAGTCAAGCTTTACCCCAACACGCCTTCCATTATCGTGTTTGATCTGCTTGCCGTTAATCACAAACCAGAATTGCGGATGAGCGATTAAATCACTAATTTCACCAGCTGCCTGCAACTCATGTAGCTCATTGCATCTAATGGATTCCTTTTTACTGTCATGAGTATGGCCAGCAACACACTGCGTTTTAATGGCGCGATACTTATTAAAGCGTTTCATGCTTTAATTTTCTGATCCACTAGGCGTTGCAGTGCCTCGTTAGCCAGGAGCCAAGCTCCAAGAGTCGGTTCGTTGCGTTTGCTTTTCCAGTTAGACAAGGTAACGCGGGTCAAGCCAGCCTCGTTTGCTATCTGGTAAGCCCTGATCTTGTGCGCCCTGGCAAGGTCGTAAAACTCTGCAATTGCTTGGTCTACATTGGTCATTTTAAACTTTCTTTCGATTGTGGATAAAAAACGCTTTTAATCTTATGCGGATTAGTTACAAGGGGTTTGGCAAATAAAAGGAGATACCACAATGCCAGTACATAAAAAGCTTAACGAAGCGCGGATTGCCTTCCACGCATTGCCGCTCAAAAAGTCCGGTCACAATACGTTTGCTGGATATAAATATTTTGAGCTTGCCGACTTTGTGATTCCAGCCCTCCGCATCTTTAACGATGTTGGTCTGTGCGCTGTTATCAGTTTTTCGGAAACTACCGCGACCATGCACATTGTCGATGTCGAAGATGGTAGCCAAGTCATCATTCATAGCCCAATGGGTTCAGCCAATCTTAAAGGCTGTCACGAGATACAGAACATTGGCGCGTGTGAGACATACTCAACCCGCTACCTCTGGACAGCAGCCCTTTGCATTGTCGAACATGACGCACTGGATGCAACGACAGGTAAGAGCGAACCAGCGCCACGGGTTAAGTTTATCAGTGACGAACAATTTGCGGAATTGCAAAAGCTGGTCGATTACACTCGCACAGACTTAGCGTTGCTCTGCAAGCATTACAAAATCAGCGCACTGAAGGAATTGCCGGAAACCCGCTTTGATGTGGTTAAGGCTGCTCTAGAAAAGAAGATCGAAGCATGACAGACGCAGCAATCATACAACGCAGTGCCGAATGGTATGCAGCACGTTGTGGGAGCCTTGGCGCATCCCAACTGGCAGACGCCCTAGCCAAGACAAAATCTGGCTGGGGAGCGTCACGCGCTAACCTTCGTGCCAAGCTTGTGGTTGAAAGGCTAACAGGCCAACAGGAGGACGGATTTGCAAGTTCCGCTATGATCTGGGGGCAGGAGAAAGAAGAAGACGCCAGAACCGCTTACAGCTTCGTTACAGGCAATGATGTGACTGAGGTAGGGCTATATAAGCACCCAACCATTATTGGCTCTCACGCAAGCCCTGATGGCCTTGTAGGCGATGATGGCTGCATTGAGATTAAGTGCCCTAATTCTGCCACACATATAGAAGTGCTCAAAACTAAACAAATCGCGCACAAATATATACTCCAAATGCAATGGCAGATGGCTTGTGCCGATCGGCAATGGTGCGACTTTGTAAGCTTTGATCCACGTATGCCAGACCATCTTTCGCTTTACATTCAGCGAGTGGAGCGCGACAACGATATGCTGGCAATTTTGGAATCAGAGGTTGCCGCATTTCTTGTAGAAGTTGATGAAGACGTAAAAGCGTTATCAAAACTAGGAGACCAATAATGTCACAGAACGACAGAATTTTAGATCACTTGAACACCGTTGGGCCTATTCGCCCAATGACAGCATGGAATGATTTGGGCATCTATCGCTTGGCATCGCGGATTAATGATCTGCGAAAGGCTGGGCATAAGATTAACACCCAAAAGGTCGAGGTGGTTAATCGTTGGGGTGAGTCCGCTTACATCGCTGAGTATAGCTTGGAACTTGAAGATGCTGCCTAGTCGCATTGCCAAGAAGCCAAAGCGTTCATTGCGCTGGCGCTCACCAAGTCATCTAAACTTCATTCGATCGTTCCATTGCTCTATCAATGGTTGCCAAGATATGCCTATCGAATGCGCCCATGTTCGCTATGGTAGCGGGGCAGGGATGGGACAAAAGCCAGATGATTGGCGAGTAGTCCCATTGTGCCGCACTCATCACGCTCAGCAGCATACAGTTGGTGAGCAGACATTCTGGAAAGGCATCGACATTGAGGCCTTGATTGAAGCATTCTGCAAAGAAAGCCCAAAGGCGCGTGAGATTAAAGAGGCTCAAAGCCAATGACGCAAACAGTTTGGCTTCGCGGTGAGTATCAAAGGCGATTGGCTCACCAGTTGATTGACAAGGCTCCACAGGATGCAGTTGTTAAGATCAGCCAAGCCAAACGCTCAGATGACCAGAATGCAAAGATGTGGGCCATGCTGTCAGACATTAGTCGAGCAGCACCAGAAGAAAGGCGACACATACCAGAAGTTTGGAAGTGCATTTTTATGGCAGCATTGGGGCATGAAGTGATGTTCACAATGGGCCTTAACGATCAGCCTTTCCCCATAGGCTTTAAAACATCAAAGCTAACTAAGGCCCAGATGTCAGATTTAATTGAGTTTGTGTATTCGTATGGGGCGCAACACAATGTAAAATGGAGTGAAGAATATGAGTGAACCACACAGTGAACAGCTTCGTCTTTTGATTGAGCGTATCGAACGCCTGAACGAAGATAAGAAAGGCATCAGCGATGACATCCGTGAAGTTTACAGTGAAACAAAAATGCATGGTTACGATGCAAAAATTGTCCGTGCAGTGATCCGCCTTCGGGCAATGGAATCAAATGAACGTGCGGAATATCAAGCCATACTCGACACATACTTGACCGCTTTGGGACTATAGGAGAATATTTATGCAATTAATCACAATATCAGGAAACGTAGGCAAGGACGCTGAATTGCGCGACACACGCGACAGCAAGGTTCTAAGCTTCAACGTAGGCGTTAAAAATGGATTCGGCAAAGATGCTGGCAGCGTTTGGTATCGTTGCAGCTTATGGGGCAAGGCAGCGGAGGCATTTGCTGGCAGTATCAAGAAAGGCACGAAGGTCTTTGTATCAGGCGAACTCACGCATGATGAATACGAAGGCAAACCGCAATTCAATGTGCGCGTTGGCAGTATTGATACAGCGCCACGATCGGAAGCTGGTTTAAGCCAGGTGCATAGTCAAAATCAGCATACCACGTTTGATGATGATTTGGAGGACTCCGTGCCGTTTTAGAATTGACAACGTATCAATTCTAAAGGATTGCGAATGGTATGGAAAAAGAAACATGGAAACCTATACCTTCGCAACCTGGAATGATGGCATCATCTTGGGGACGAGTCATTTTACCTGAGGGCATTGCTCAAACGCCAAAAGGCGGATGGAGAACATATACACCACTTCCGACATATGGAAGCAAAAGAAGGGCGTCTAAAACTGCAAGACATGAATATTATGGTTTTTTTCATAGAAAAAGAGGCAATTTAAAAATTCATCGTTTAGTTTGCGAAGCCTTCCACGGCGTAGCTCCATTTCCTAAAGCTGTTGTTATCCATCTTGACGAAGATGCGCTGAACAATCGCCCTGAAAATCTAAAATGGGGAACGCAAAAGGAAAACCTAAATATGCCTAAATTCATTGCATATTGTAAAAGTAGGACAGGTGAAAATTCACCAACAATAAAAGGTAGGAGCAAACATGACGCGAGGTTCAAGATTGAATTTAGATCATAGGCGCAGAGCCAAACCTAGTTGCAGCCGCATGGAATGGCTCAGTCGGCATCAAAATGAGTCAATAGCAAATGCCAGCAAGTCACTGCTGAAGGCCCAGCTTACAACAGGGCAGCACGCATTGGATAAAGATCGTTTTGTGGACACAGCAATCAAACACGGCTGGATATTACAAATTCCAGAACGGTTGCTAGTATAAGGAAAAGGGCGGGTTTGCATTGCGCGGCCCGCCTTTTTTTATGCGTAATGAAAAAAACGCTTTACATACAGTTTGAGCCTTTTTAAAAGAGGGCATCAACCAAGGGGCCAAGCCCCGCCATTTAGGGAGTAGATTATGAATAAAATTTCCAAAACTCAATTCTGGCTGGTCGTCATATGGTCAGTTGCAGTTGTAATTATGTTTGTAACTGAAAAGGGCGTTTGAGATGATTAAGCCACAACAAGCAGCCCCTATGGGCAAGAAGCACCGCGTATCATCAGACAGCGCATGGCCTTTGCGCGGTGCAGACGGAAAGACGTTCGCAGAGCGCCGCAAGGAACAGGAGCAAAGCAAATGACCGACATGAGTACATGCAACAAATGCGGGGCGCGATACCCAAGCGCACCTGCCTACCTAATCCACAAATGTCACTGCGATGGAGGCATGATGATACGAGATGATCCATACGGCAAAATCCACACCGACGGGAGCCGCTCGGGTGGTCAGCTATTGGACGATAGCATTGAAGCAAAAGCCTTGGCGCTGCTGGATGAGGTACGGCGCGAATATCCAATCGCCACTGAATACACTGCGCGCCACATTGCACTATGCCTCGCCATCGAACAGCACGAAGCCTTTAAGCAAGAGGTGAGCGATGCGGTGGTGGATTATTTTGGGGAACATTTGGTTGCAGAGGATGGCGGTGAGCCATTGGAACGCTTCATCATCCCCAAGCCCAAGCCTGATCCGTTGGCGGAGGTATTGGATAAGATGCTTCGTCGTCGCTTTATTGAGCCGGCCGAAGAAGTTATCACCGATGAAGCCGCATGGCTCCGCGCCGCACTGGAAGCGCGTGGCTTTGAGATACGGGAGAAGGGGCAATGAGCGATCCAGCATCCGAATGGCAGTCAGGTTATGACGCTGGCATCAAAGCCGCTGCCAATGCGTTAGAGGCCGATGCCAAGAAGTGTGATTGCTTTGCATTTGAGGAAGACGAATGTGCCTGCGGATCGTGGTGCGAATGGAAAAGCATTACGTCAGCAAGGGCTATTGAGATTGTTTGTGCGCTTGCTAAATCACCTCTAGCATTTCCGTGGTAATCATTACGCGACCAACTGCGCCGTATTTCTTGTGGTAGGTTATAGCCCAGGCTGCACGATCGGCAATCCAGCCGCCTCTTGCGGCATACGCATCCCTAGCAGCTAGAGTAGGATGCTGAACAACCGTAACGCCATTATATTCTTTCTCGTCCCTGTGGTGGCGATGTCCACAATGTATCTCACGCCTGGTAGTCCTGCCCCATTCTTGTGGGAATTGTGCTGCAAACAACAGCGGTAGGGACTCGTTCTTGACTTTATGGCCATGATGAATGCCAAGCATGGTATTACCCCACTCAAGGACATAGAATGGCAAGACGCTATCGTTGACGATTACGCGGGGTTCTTCCTCGTAATGCACAGCAAATAGATCAGCCAACCATCCCGCGCTTTCCTCATCGTGATTGCCTTCAGCTATAATCAACTGAACTTCCTGATGGCGTTGCAAAGACATTGTAACCAGTAATCGAATGATTCGGATTGCTGCACGTCGTATCTTAGGGAATCGGCTGTCAGCGTCTAGAACGTGTTTGCTGGCTGGCGTTACTGGCGTCTTGCCATCAGTGTGCAGAAAGTCGCCCTGAATGTTGATTACTGCCGTGTGCGCCTTTGGGCTTTGCTCGATCATCTGAGCCAGAGCCGCAATGATTGTTTTCTCTGCCAGCGATATATTCCAATCGCTCCCACCTTCCTGATTCCACGCCAGCATTCCAAGGTGGTAATCAGTGAACGTGTAAAGGTTGCACAGATGCTCCTCAGAGCGTGCTGGGGCAATGATAGCACTAGTTGGCTGTATTTCATCCTTGAAGCCATCAATAGCCTCTCGCATGGCGTCTACAAGAGCTTGATGGCTAAGTGATGCCTTAACCCATTGTCCGGATGGTTTGCCTTCCTTGTTGTAATAGGTGCTGACGCCCTTAGCTACATATCCATCTGGCACGGGGCGGGTGAAGTCATGCTCCGGTGAGTAACCAGATCGAGCAGCTTTCTTTATGACTGCGTTATAGGCATCGCTGGCAGCGCCTTTATTAATGCCTAACGCAATTGACGCAGCTAGTGCGCTTCCATGCAAGTTGACTGCTTCTAACACTTCGCGTTGACGGGGAGTAGCGTATACAAGCAACGCTTCATCAATTTTTAATGGAATTCCCATTTAGCTGCCTTTCGGGCAATCATCCTCGCATAAGCAAATCAAGACGCTATTGTGCAGCTCTATTTCCGCCACAGTTTCAGGGGTGTCTTGCTTTGCGTCATAGGTGATAGGTTTCGCAATAGCGCAATAGCTATTTGCGGGAACGGTCGAAACGGTAGCGCAGCCGCTCAGTGCGCTCAACGTCAGGAGTAATGATGGCAGCTTCACCCAATGCAATTTGCTCATTGATGGCCTCATTTATTTCCTTGATAGTTTCCTGGCGACCTTGCTGCTTCCAACGGTGTTCCGCCCAAGCTCCCAACAGCTTGTCGATGATACCCAGTAAAGCCGCCAGAAACTTCATTATTCAGCAGGTGCTTCTACAGGTTGCTTGCTGACAAACGACCAGATTGCAACGCCGATCGTTGCTACAGCGCCAGCCAATAGATCGACAGTTGCGCCGTCAATCAGACCTTTGCCTGCCATATAGCCGAAGGCAGCAGCAGCAACGGTACGAACGATTCCGAATATTTGTTCTTTCTTCATTTCATTTTCCTTTACACCTCATTGGTGGAAACTTTCCCACCCTTCATATATACAGGCTTTCCAATTACAGGTTCACCCTTAGGCCATCGTGAAGCCACTAATCGTGTCTTGCCTAGCTTCATGACATTTACAGCATTACCTTGATTTCCGCCAAGTACAAAATAATGCCCAGCGTCCTCGCCAACATAAAAGCCAACATGACCGCCACCAGCGCGATCAAAGACCAAGATTGCTCCAGGCGCTAGTCGATCGCGGCGCAGCAATGAGCCATAATCAGCCCATGCCTTTGCACGCATATAATATTTGGGAAAAGGCAACCCAGCCTCTTGCATACAGTGTGCCACAAATACGCCGCACCAAGGAGTCTCGTCATCTTTCCACCAAGCATTTAGCTTCTCAAGCCAGCCAAGAATAATGCCATTGTGCTTTGGGCCTTGCACTTCACGCAGCCCGTCAAACTTATTGGCGGCTTCAAGCCAGCTAGGAAGCAATGCTCTCATAGCATTCCCAATTTAGTTCCCACGAAGCCCATAACCGCCATCACAAGACCTAAGATGAATCTATCCACCCAGGCGTTTGTCTCTTTGGTTTTAGGCGCAGCAATCTCCAATGCGGAAATACGATCTTCAATCTTGCCGATAGCTTTAAATGCACGTTCCATTGCGTCAGCCGTTTGCGCTTGGCGTTCTTCAACGAGCGCCAGCTTAGTGATTGCCTTAGATAATTCGCTCAACGCGGTCTTCATATCAACGACGTCGCTGTGAAGCATATCTATTTTGACGGTTAGAACATTCTCTTGGTTCACAGCTTATACCTTAGTCATTTGATGCAGTCTGGCAATCTTGTTAGCGCGTCACTAAAATACCAAAGTCATGCGCCGGAACACCTATGGGGCTTCCGGTGACATTTGTGTATTGAATGGATACTGTGTTGGACGCGGAAATAAACGATGTCACTACGATCCCTGCTGGCGCAGGCCAAGTTGTGCTGGAAGGCGTTAATGTTACCTTATCACCTTGTCTAGCCCCAGTTACCGTTGCAGTATAGGTGTAT